CGCACATCCGGCTGTTCCTTGACACGCGCTGCGAGATCGAAGGGCAGAGACAGCAGGACATCGGCTGGCTGACGCGCGTCGGCGTGCAGCTTTGGTTCTGAACGTTATGCGCCGCGCTGGCGATGCAACAAACCCATGATGCGGCCGGCGCGGCCACCTTATTATGAGCCGCGTTGTCTTTTTGTTCGAGCACGGAATCAACGCGCTGCCTTCCGACTGGCGTGACTGGACCAACCGAGCGATCTTCCACGTTCACGACCAGACGCCGTACCACGCCCAGTCGTTGGAGTATTTCGCCGGGCCGATCGTGGCGCATTTCCGGCACCGGCACCTGGCCGACGGGTTCGCCAAGTTGGTCTGCCGCTACGCCGGCAACGGTTGGAAGATCGTGGTCGTCGCGCACAGCAACGGCGCTCGGATCGTCGTCGAGGGACTGCGCCGGGCTCGTTGGCCGCGCGTCGAGGAGCTTCACCTGGTCTGCGGCGCTGTGGACGCCAACTTCGAGCGGAACGGGTTGAACGCTGCGCTTTACGACCGCAAGATCGGATCCGCCCACGTTTACGTCGCCGGGCTGGACCGGGCAATGCAGATCGAGGACACGCTCCTCGGCCGCCAGCTGTTCGGCATCCGAAGCGAACCGCTCGGGCTGTTCGGCCCGCTCCACGTCCGCCCGTCTCTGGCTGGCCGCGTCCACGTCGTGCGCCGGTCGCCGTGGGACGAATACGGACATTCGGACTGCTGGCGCGCCAGGAATTTCGAGCGCACGATGGACTGCTTCACGAGGCTCACCACGGCGCCATGAACAAACCGACCATCCACCTGCGCATCCAGAAGACGGACGAGCACGGCGTCTGCCGGGAGGTGCTGCACGTGTGGTCTGAGATCGAGGAAGTGCAGCCGCTGGACCACCAGGTGAAGTTCATCCTCGCCAAGGCAGCCGAGGCGGCGTCAGCCAAGCGCGCCGCTGCATTCCCAATCTGAAGGAACCATGGCCGACAATAACCAGGCGATTTTGGAGATTTTAATTCGGATGGGCTTGGATGATGCCGCGGCCAAGGACGCCGTCCGGCAGATCGAAGGGATAAAAGGCTCCACCAGCGGGCTCAGCGCCGAAACTGCAAAGGCGACAGAGGCGTCCGGCGGGTTCACGCGCAAGGGTTATGAGATGCGGATCATGGCGGCGGAACTCAATCGCGTGCTGCCTGGCCTCGGCCTCGCGTTCCGCGGGCTGACGTCGGCGATGGGTCCGTTCATCGTCGTGGCGCTCGCCATCCAGGCGGCCGTGACTTTGTGGAAGTTTTACAAAGACGAAGTCGCGTTGGCCGCGAAGGCCCATACCGATGCGATGGACAAAATGCGGAAATCAACGCATGACGCAGTAGAAGAATTGTCCAAATTCAAAACGGCGATGGCGGAGGGGGAATCTGCGACCCAGCGTGACACCGCTGCGTTGGCGGAAGGCGAGGCGATCCTGGAAGCCCAGATCAAGGCGCGCGGCGAACTTCGGAAGGCGCTCGGCCTCAAGCCGGAGTCTGAGGTGGCTGACCAGCAGGCGAAACTGGCGCTGATCAACAACACGATGGCGACCGTGTCTGCCCAGTTAAAACCATTGGTTGAGCAGCAAGATGCGCTGGAAGCCAAGATGAGGACCGGCCGGGAAGCGCCGGCGTCACTCGCGGAAGACACGAAACTGTTCGCCGAGCGCGGCAAAAAAATCGCGGATTTGCAGAAGTATTATGCTGAACTTGAACAGCGCGGAAGGACGACGGCCAACGTGCTTGCCGTCCAAGGCCCGGCTGAGCATGCCACGGCGATCGCGAAGGCCGGCGGCGGAGAGGCGTTCGTGACTGGAGTGGCCGGAGCGGAGCAGACGTTTTTGGCCGGCAAAAAATTGACCGACCAACAGAAAGATTTTTTGGCGTTGTTCGGCGACTGGGCGCGCGACCATGGCGCCACGCTTGATCAAATCACCGCCGCGCTTCATGTTCTCGTGGCATCGACGGCGGCGCGGAAGGCTGAAACTACTAACATCAACGCCACGCTCCAGTCCATGGCCACCGGCGGGGGAAGCCGATGAGCGCCACCGGTTTCACGGTCCAGTTCACGAACTCCGCCAACCAGCAGCAGACCGCGGCGCTTGAGGGGCTCGGCTTGCTTGAGGGCGGCGAGCTGGTCGCTCCGATCAAGTTCAGCTTCAAGTCGCACGGGCCGAGTGAATGCATGGTGCGGCTGCCGGCGGTGACGCCGGATGCGGTCGCCAAAATACCTTTTGAGTCGCCCGTAGTGGTGTTCTACAAAAACGCGCCGGTTTTCCAGGGCCGCCGAATCAACCGGCCCGGCGCGGCGGATCCGCGCGCACCTTACGTCGAGTATTGCTTCCAGGATGCATGGTATGACTTCGGGCAGATCACGTTCAAGCAGGCGTGGTTCGGCGGCGCATATCAGCCGGCGACGCTTTCCGGGACCACGGTGACGTTCGCCAACGCCCAGCTCGGCCAGTCGGCCAACGCGACCCAGATGCTGCTTTACGCCGCCGCGGCCGGCGCGCCGGTGATGCCGGGCACGGTGGTCAACATCGTCAGCTGGACCGACGCGACCCACGCCGTCATCTCTGGTTCGTTCTCCGGCACGGTGGGATTCGCGACGCTGCTTTACACCTATCCCGACGTCGTGCTTTTCCAATACCGACCGACCGACCCCTACCAGAAAGCGAGCCAAGTCACGCAGTTTTACATCACGACCGGCGCGCAGCTCCAGGAGATATTGAACTTCGCCATCGCGCAGGGCGTCGCGGTCCAGTACGTGGCTGCCGAACTCAACGCCAACCTCAACCTCAACGTTCCGTGGTATCCGGTGCGCGCGGCCAAGTGCGCCGAGGCGATCAAGCACTGCATGCGCTGGCATCCGGACTGCTTCACGGAGATCGACTACGGCACGACGCCGCCGACGTTCCACGTGCGGAAACGAAACCCCGGCGCCGGGCAGACCGGCCTTGTCCAGATCACGCTGCCTTATGAGGCCACTGATTCGCAGGGCCGGCGGCACTTGACCAGCGACGTCAACCCGCGGCCGGAACTTGTTCCGACGCGGATCGGAATCTTTTATCGGGTGGTGACCAGCGGCTACGTGCTGGCCTTCCCGAAGGACGTGTACCCGGCCAACGCGCCGGACGGCCTGCGCGCCTTCGATTACTCGCTGGACCTGCAAGGGCCGCGCATATCTCAGAACCTGGCGAGCATAATCACCGTGCCGTTCGATCCCGGCAACTCGGCCAACGGGATCGCATGGTGGCTGCGAAAATGTCCCCACCTCAAGTCACCCGACGTGGCATCCCTCCAGATGACCGACCGCGAAGGCAACCCTGGCGCGGGCAACTTGACGGTGAAGGATGATGCCGGGAACAACCTTGACTACGTCGGCACCTACGCATGGGAGCTGGTCAGCGGCAGCGTCGAGTTCTGGTTCTCCGGAATCCAGTCGGTGATGGCCACCATCTCGACGTTCTTCAATTACTGGCAGACCGCCCTTCGCGGCGCGGCCAACGCGAACTCGACGTTGGTGGAGGCGCACCCAACCGCGGTCCGCGTCAAGCTGGTCAACACCGCGTCGGTCCAAGAATCATTCACGCAGTTCCTGACCACCGGCGAGGCGATCCCGGTCGGGCTGGCGCAGTCGGTCTATGCCGCTCTCCAGCAGCTCCAATACAACCTGACGCACAAGATTCTGGAGACGCCGTGGTCTGGTTCATTCGTGAAACCCGGCCTAAATGGAATCAACCTTTCCGGCGACGACCCGGAATGGACGAGCATGAACGCCACGGTACAGGGAACCGAGTACACGCTCCGCTGCGACGCCAACGGCAACGCCTTCGCCGAGTATTCGGTCAAATGCGGACCCGTGGAGCACCTTGAACCCGGACAGTTGGTTGAACTGTTCAACATCTTCGCCCACCGTGACCTCCTTCGGATCGATCCGTGGGAACGCATCACTGGGTTGACCAACCCCAGCAGCAGCATCTCATCCGGCGGTGACACCGCGGCGGAAAATTCCAGCCAAGGCGCGCCGAAACAGTCGCTGCACGGGCTGGTCTCGCTGGCCGCCGACGCCAACGGCAACTTCACGGTCGCGCAGATAGACGCGCGCGCCAGCGGCATCCGACTTTACAAGTGGGACGGCGTCACGCTCAACGGCGACGGCACGCCCGCGCTCAAGGCCGGCCAGGGACAAATGGTCCTTGACCTTTCGCAGATAGCATCCGGCGACCTGGCCACGATAGGACAGTTCCAGTTTCGCAAGTTCGGAACGGACAGCTCCGGCAACCCGCTTTACCTGGTGGCAAGCGGGGTTGGTTCGATCGGCGCCGGCGGCGGAAACGTGTGGTTGTGAACCATGCCCGTTCCATACCAAATTCCCGGAGCATCGCTCACGGCTGCTGAATGGAACGCCGTCTTTTCGGCGGCGGATTCGCTGTTAACCAATTACCTTGGCGGTCTTTCACTGGCCTTTTTGGGCGGCTCATTTCTGAGTCCGAAGAAATTCTTCTTCTTCGATCCCGTGACGCCGCCAGCCGGCATGCATCCGCTGGCCACCGCTTCGCTGATCGCAGGGTTCACGCGGTCAGATTATCTGCATCAGTACAATCACGCGGCCGTCACGGCGACCTTCAACGCGCTCGCGGTGGACAATTACGTGACCGCCACCGGTCTGACGATAGCCAATGGCGGCCACGGTTATTCTGCCGGACAGACGGCGGCGATCATCACCGGCACTTGGATTTCCGGCTACCCGATTGACATCTATATCGACGGCGTGGATGCAAACGGGGCCATCACTGCCGCGCACGTTCTCCCGGCTTACACCGGCAGAATCATCGTCGCTCCTTCAAATCCATCACCCATACAGAACATCGGAGGCTTTGGCGCTCTGTTCAGCATAGCGCTTTCAAACTCAGCGCCTCAAAGTGATGATTTCCAAGTGGTTCGATTGCAGTACACGGCCACGAATCCAGACACGTGCCTGTCAGTTCTCACGCGCCCAATCAACGGTAAAGCATACGCCGTCACCGTCGCGGTGTTCGGCGGCGGCGGGCAACCCGCCGACTTTAATCCGCCGGGTGACGTGAACGGTTATCCGGGCCGGGTGGACGTGGTTCATGTTTGGGAGCAAATCGAACTGTTCGTGAACGGGAACACGTCTTTCGATTCGTCATGGAACAAGTATAACTTTTTCCGCATCCATAATTTCGGCAGCGGTAGCGCCACGGTGACATTCGACAATGCCGCCGTGACGATTCCATCCGGCCAATGCCGTTGTATCCGGCGAACCGGGCCGGGCGGAAGCTA